GCAGAGAGGGCCGAAGCCCTCAGTGCTGAGATCGTCGCGCCGCACCTTGGCTTAACTCGCCCCACCTCTACTCACCAGACCGAGCCACGCATCGCCACGTCTGGACTTACACCACAAGGATGCCAGCAGTAAATCGCCCATGCTTAGGCCGCCAGTCGCCTAATCCAACCAGCTTACCAGCATCAGTGGCGATCTCTTCAATGTCGCGCAGGTTGAGAACATCAGGATCAAACTGTGCAGTGGCGACTAAGCTCCAGTCGCGGAACATCGGCCTAGTACGCATGACCTTAGCCATGCCGACCTTAACGCCAACAGTGTGCGTAAACTCACCGCTGACAAACATTTCGCTCAGTGTGTTGTCGTTGATTTCATCTGGTTTACCTGGAAACTCAAGCGCAGCGTGCTCAGTAAAAAACATGCCGCATTTAGCTTGCGGTCCACGCTTCGACTTCTTGGCGCCGTTGATAAAAGCAGCTTCCAGTACGTAATCAGGAATCACGATGTCATCTTGAAAACGGTACAGGCCAGCAAGCCATTCAATCCGCGCCATTTCTTCATAGTCAGCATCAGTTTTTTTACGTTTGCTGCTGATTGCTTTCATTGCTTTTGAGTAGGTATTTCGTGGATCTGCTGTTTGCCCGTTGTGGCACAGCAATGGGCTCCCGCCCGAAATTGTGATTTGGATTGTAGTCAGGTCGGACACGTTGAGATTGCGATGGAATGGTTAATGATGGAGCTGCAACGTTTACGGTTTGCACTTGCTTTCGCGGGTCCAGCTTGAATCGTTGGTGTCTGACTGAATTGGTAATGCCGTCATGGCAGGTAGGGCACAGGGTCAATAGATCCGTGAGCTGCTCTTTGCCGAAAGACGGGTAACGGTAGTCAGGCGGTCCAGCGTTTTTGTGATGGACTTGCAGCGATGACCATCCCAGATCTGCTAGTTGCGCAGCAGTAATGCCGCAGCCTTGACAGGTGTTCTGGTCGTGGTCAAGCCGTTGCTGGCGTTTGCGTTGCCATGATGCGGATTGGTAATAATCCTCCATTTGGGGTATGCTGTGGGCTGATCCGGTTGGATCATGCTCAAATCATACCACGTTCCGACCATGGCGCAAGGCATCCGCGTTCAATTCGTTCTTCCTAGGGCTGTGGTAGAGCTGCTCAGGGCAAGGGCAAAGGCTGAAGGCCGCACCGTTTCAAGCCTTGGCGCCTTCTTGGTTGAGGCTGCGCTCAGGAATTAGTAAACGCGTACGCCAGTACCACGGCCAGCCCCGGCGTGCAATGGGTTGAACTCACGCCATACTAGGTAGCCGATGGCATCATTCATGTGATCATAGCCGCCATCCTTATCGGGTTCGCCTTTTTCGCTGTAGCTTTGAAGCTCCAGGCATTCAATCAACTTACGGCAACTATGGTCAATGTGCAGACGGATCTCACCTTTGCCATTTTCCATCAATGCTTGCATTGCTGCCACACGATCACGCACGGGCGGGTTAGCGCGTGGTGATTGATTGCTCATGCCATATGACTCAAGGATTGCAATGTCGGTCTGGCTTGCGTTGGTACTACGATTGCCGCCACTTGCGTCTGGATAAACGTAAAGGCGATGGTCGGGGTAGCGTGCTTTGATCGTTTGAGCTAAAGCATCAGTATCATGCGCACCGCTGATCTCATCAAATACTTGTAATGTCTTACCATTGCGGTATGCGATCACGGCAGACATATTGCCTACGTTAAAGTCAACACCAATACGAAGCGGCTCGCGGTATGATGGCGCCTCGATTGCGGTTACATGCTTTGCGCGATCGAAGCGATCATATACTTGGCCTGTTGTGAGGTTGACAAATTCACCATCAAGATATGCCTTGAGTAGTTGCGGATCATAGTTTGCTTCAAGCCGTTCGATGAAGTCTGCCGGCAGATATGGATTATCTTGCGTACGCATCCTGATAAGCCGCCGATCGTTGCGGCCTTTGCCATCTTCACTTGCGAATGTTTGCCACATCCACCTAAAACCCTCTGGTGTTGATGCAGCAGCAAATTGGCGTATGTTACCGGCACGTAAACGGCCAAGGATCTTGGGAAATGCCTTGTTTGCTATTGCAGGCGCAACGGTGTCTATTTCATCGGTAAGTATCCACGCAGCATTGATACCGATAATGCGCTGCCAATTCTCAAAGCTGCGGCAAAGGATCTTAGTATCACCGCCAGGTAAATGCAGCATATACTCTGGCAATGGCGATGCCCTAAACGTATATGGTATGTCGTATGCTTCTAGGAAATCATCAAAGTCGCTTTGCCAAATATCACGAATCAATGGGCCTGTAGGCTCCATTACAACGCCAATAAAGCCCTGATTAACAGCAGCAAGATGGACGGCCTTAGCGCATAAGGCGCGTGTTTTACCTGCGCCATAACCAGCACTAACGCCAAGTATGCTTGATGTTTGGTCATCAACGAAAGCAAGCTGGCCAGGATGCAAATCCTCGCGGATACGTGCCAACAGGCTACTTACGTCGATGCTTTCATCACTGTGGCCAAACTGCTGTAATACATTGCCTGCCCTTGCAGTAGCAAGAATAGTCACGAACAAATCTGCGCTAGCTTTGCAGCAGTATTGATCGCGCCTAAGGCAATATGCAACTGACCAGCAGCTCTAGCTTCTTGCTGTAGCGTTGCACATTGACTAAGTAAATCAGCCACCATTTGTGGACGTTCTAAGTCCCAATCTGCTTTGAGCATTTCACGCGCAACAACTAAGTATTGATCGCAACTACGCGCACCAACCCCCCAGTGCTCCGAAGCATATTGAATACAATCCGAACGTCTGCCACCATTAGCGATGATCCGCGCAAAGTGATTAGCGCGATCGATCGTTTCTTGTTTGGTGCCTCGGGGTGCTGCCATAAATAGATGCTAGCAAAAGCCCCCAACAAATGTCAGGGGCCGATGGTATCAGAGTTTACTGATTGCCACGATGCCTTCCTCGACATCGACTTCAACGGCGAACTTATCGCCAGGCGCTAGGCCAAGTTGACTGGTGTAACCACCGGACAGGATGGCGTTACCGTTTTTCTGGATGGTGCCTTCATAGGAGAGGGCACGGCCAGATTTTGGTGCTTTGGCGACCTTAAGGCCATAGGCCTCAAGCAAGTTGGAGCGCAGTGCGGCGATTTTAGGTTTGCCTTCTGCGGTGACGTACCCGGTTGCTGTCGCCAGTTCGGGTTCGGAGATTTCGCCAAGGATTTTAACTTGTGCGAGCAGTTCAGAGCCTGTGAGTGCCATGTATGTGGTTGTGACCGTTGGAATCATACACGAACCTGCACTGGCATGACAAGGTAAAGCTGACCGTCGATACCTACTGGCGACATGATGACAGGTGTGGTAGGCGTGTTGGCTTGCATTTGAACCTTGGCGCCATCTAAGTGCTTGAGGCCATCGACTAGGTAACGGACATTGAAGCCAGCATCCGGGAATGAGCCCGAGCAGGTAAGTTTTTCAGCACCGCTGCTGGCTTCTGAATCTGCGACGATCGATAGGGTTTTGTTTTTGACCGAAAGCCTTACCACATCGGAGTTAATGATGGCAATACGCTCTAAGGCTGCGATTAGGGCGATGCGATCGGCGGTGATGGTGTGCTTAAAGGTGTCAGGCACCAGCTTTGCTACGGCTGGGTACGCACCTGCGAGGGTGCGTGAGGTGATGGTGACGCCGTCGGCAATGATGATCGCCTGGCTGCTGGATGCGGCAAGCGTGACCGTAGGAGCATCAAGGCGCTGGATAGCGGAGATGCTACGTGTCGGCAGGATGATGTCAATGGCACCATCGGCTGGCTGGGTGCGGGTGACCATGCGATGACCATCGGTTGCCTCGATGCGCATGGTGCCGGCTTCTATGGCGACGTGTAGGCCGCAGATGACGCCTTTGGACTCATCGGTGGCAGCAGCAGCCAAAGCGGCACGCATGGGCTCCACAAGGGCCACGGAGACGGCTCCAGCGGTATCGACGACCGGGAGGGCGGGGAAGTCGTCTGCATCGTGTCCAGCGAGCTGGTAAGAGCCTGTAGCGCTCGACAAGCTGACGGCAGTGTCATCAGCGGTCAGGAGCAAGGCGGCATCGCTGTCTAGTCGTCCAACGATCTCAGATAGGACGCGGTATGGGACGGTGATGGATCCTGGCGTTTCGACTGAGGCAAGGATTGTGGTTGAGATGCCGAGTTCAAGATCGAAGGCGGAGACGCGCAGGTGGCCATCGGCCATAGCGTCGATCAGGACATTGGCGAGGATTGGATGGGTCTTGCCGTTGGAGACAGCGCGACCGACGACCTTAAGCGCGTGGTTGAGGTCGGACTGAGCGGTGATGAATTTCATGATGCGGCTTCGGTTAAGGCGGTGATGATGGCGCTGTAATCGGCGTCGAAGCTGGCGACCAGTTCGGCGGGAATGGGGATGCCTTCATCCTGTGCGTTATCGCGAATGGCGTTAGCGGTTGCGAGCGCCAGAGTCATGGCGTCATGAAGACGGTTGATGACGGGCGACTGCCTGGCTGTGATGCGAATCAAGTCTGGTGATGACATACGCGGTTAATAACTCAACATGCTGTCTCGGGACAACACCACCCATGAAGGCAGCGGCATCAGAGACCAACGCATGGTATGCGGTTGGCGTCAACCCATAAAGCCCCTGTTCATAATCCGCAACAATTGCCCGCTGCCGGATCAATGCCGAGCGGTTGGTACCTGCCGCTGCCGCCTGCCGGTCGATCAGGTCCAGATCCTGTCTCTCCAGTCTCACTTTGATCTCAACCAATTTGGATGCGTGCCAGTGATACCAGTGTATCTCATCGAGTCCCAACATGCAAATACATCTACCCCGAAGGCAAATTGCAGCCCAGATCCTTTGGTATGACTCAAACGAAGGCAAAACACCCAAATGCCCTACTCTTCCTTATATGTATTATGTATCCCCTTGATACCGTTTCTCTTTTCTTACTTGACTTGACTTGAGAGAAAAAAGAGAAAATGAGTAATAGCAAGGGGTTTGGGATGTTTTTTGCCTTCGATTTGGCTGCATTTGCCTTCGATTTGCCTACGATTTGCCTTCGGTCAGGCCATGGACAGCCCCGAGAGCCGCTTTACGCGCAGGATCGGGTCCATCTGAACGGTGAGCTCAGGCCATAAGGATTGGAGCCTGCCGACCAGTAACCGAGCCGCCTTGACCGGTGGATCATTGACTGGCGACAGCACCCAACGACCACCCACTAGATAGCCTTCGGCCTCGTACCACCCCTGGAGCCGCTCCCATACGGCCTTGAGCGGCACGCTGTGACCATCACCAGCCCATTGCAGCTCAGCGGCATCGCAGAACTCCCATAGGTGGCAACTGGAGCGGCGTACGGCATCCATGGCGGCATGGCCAGTGCTGTAGTCGATGCCGTAACCAACGGCAAGTTGCATACCTTCCAGTAACCAATTAAGGAAAGCAGGACATATGTAACGACGGATAAAATCGGGGTCATCTTTTAAGCGCGGGTCAGCTTGAAGATGGGTTGGTTTTGTAGGTTTTGGCAGGAAGGTTTTACGGAACTTAAATACATGAAAACGGGTCTCGATTGCTACCTGTTCGCCTGATAGCGATGGGTCTTTGTTGAGGTTAAAAACAAACAATGAAGACGGTACGAATTGCGACTCCTGCACACCTTTAAGTTCGTAAGATAACTCTTCGCCTGATATGGCGGCCTTCAGTGATTGCAGGTTGTCGATGTGAACAAACTGTGAATTTTCGCTCGACCAGTTAACGGATGCACCGCGTAAAGGTGCGATAGGAAACTTACGGCCTTGATCGTATTGGCGGAAGTCCGCTAATGAGCAGGACGTAAAGTTACGAGCGCCGAGTGTATCGCGCAATGCGGTACGGATGGTGTCCTTACCGTTGCTGCCTTCACCGATCATTAGGACAGCGCGAGGTCTACCACGTGTGGCGCGGTAATGTGCTAGGTCAAGGCCACTACCAAGGATGCGCTGGATCGTGTCAAGGTCGATGCTGTCTACGGCCTCCAGCAGCCGCCACATATGCTCGGGATTTGCTTCAGGGTCATAGTCATACTCTGTGATATAGGTAAAAAACAGGTCGGGCGAGTGCGGCTCGAATCTGGTATGGATGTCCCTACCACTCCATTCCCATGAGACGATGCCATTGCGGCAGTTGATGGCGTTGCGAGGGTTGACGTCAACAGGCGATAGGTTGCGGCGTATCCAGGAGAGAGCCTCATCGACGTATCTAGGCCGGCGCCATGGGTGCGAGCGGTTGCCGTGCTGGTCTTCAACGAATAGCTGAGACAGGAAGGCGGCCACCAATGGCGCCAGCTCCTGGTCGGTGCGTGCTTCGTAATGGGTGCCGCACCAATGATGCAGCACGCCTTCAACCTCAATCCATCGATCGGCTGGGTAGTTGAACAGGTGCCGCAGGGTCAGATCAAGCCATTCGGTATCGGTCTTGCTGACCAGCCGGCAGTTAAGGGCCTCCACCCCCACAGCCTCACCAGCAGCAGCAACAGCAGCAGGCCGCGGCGCCAGTTGCGGCGGCCGCCAGCCGTGATGCTTCGCCCAGTACCAGAACGTACCTTCGGTGATCTGGTCACCGCCTGACCGTGCCACCTGCGGCGCTTCAGCAAACAGCGGACTATGCCGCTGCATCATTGCGACGGCTTGCTCAGTGTCACCAACGACCTTTATCAGGCTCCATAGCAGGTTGCGGTAAAACGGATATTGCTTTTGGTTTGGGATGGCGGCTGGTATGGCATCAAGCGCATCGCGGATGTCGTCGATCGTGCGCGGTGCGTGTTCGGTGTGGCGTGCTGCCTGCTGCTGATGGTGGTAATGCTCTTCGTCCGGTAGGCAGGCTTCGAGGTCTGCCACTGAGTAGCGGATACCTGATGCGGTGACAACTGAGCACAAGGCGCCGAGCTCACCAGCGCCGTTGGCGTGGTAGGTGCCTGGCAGCCGCATGACGCGGGATGGATTCTTGATGGTGCGATCGGAATCACAGAAATCAATCAACCGCTGCTGGACGATCGCCCAATGGGATGGCGTAATCAGATCAGTCAGGAGCCAGTAGGTATGTATCGACTTGCCGCCAGTATCAACTTGGATCGAAGGCTCGGGCAGCCCGAGATCCTGCCATGCGGTTAGCTGCCATTCACGGGGGCGGTCATCCCATTCAACAAAGAACGCACGGCAGGCGGTGATAGTGGCATCAGTGTCGCCGCCGTCGTTGATGACGACATAAACGCCGCGGCCATCGGCCTGCCATTGCTCGATCGCTGACCGTGATGGGCCACCTTTGCGGCCTGCATCACCAGCCTTCTTGGGGTTCTTGGCGTGGTAGAAGGCACGAAGCCTGATGGTGCCGGGCGGTTTACCGAGTAGGGACAGGAACCGCTGCGCCTCGGTGAAGTCAACGCTTTGCATCAGATTCCATGGCACGCAGTAAATGGTCACGGATCACGGCGCCAATGCCGTAGCCGTATCTCACCTGAGACTCAAGCCACCGC